CCAAATAATCTTCCCGCAAGTGATTATTATAAACAGATAGCCAGTAGAGGTATGATATCTACATATAATGGATATTTTATTGTTAAAACTGAAATGCTGCCGCCCACTGATCCGCATGTGCAGCAAGTTATCTTGCAGATGAGAAAGGATCGTTTTAAAAAATAATATGCAATATCCTGTATACCCAGAACTGCCCACTGACAGTGATTATAAAAGAAATCCCTACTCACCCACATGACCAAAGAATATAGAATACGTTCCGAGTCCTACAGCCAAGATAACAGTGAAGACTGTTATCTTGATCCTGCCGATCCCATACATGAGATAAAGCAGCAGTCAGGATTGAAAGATAACATAGTCAACAAATTTACTCCGCAAGAAATACAGGATCAAGGACTAGAACCCGGTACCACCAAGTGGTTCCAGATGATGTTTGGCAGATAACATGAGAGCTCACGAACTTGGCCCTGACTATGACAATATACTGGCAAAATTATGCAGTATGATTATCCGCGGACAAAAAACTGATCCCAAAGAGTACGGCAGAGTTGCTGCTTGTGTGATTGACAGCGATGGCAATCAAGTGTATGGTATAAATCATCGCGGTGATGGTGGCCGGCGTGTACATGCAGAACGTGCTGCATTAGACAACTATGTCAGCCAGTACGGTGAAGTTGATCCTGACTCGACTGTGATCACCACACTGAGTCCTTGCTGTAATCCCATGCAAGAACGCCAAGGAGAAAGCTGCGAAGATCTGCTGAAAGAGTTTGGTATTACTCGTGTTTACTGTGGCTATCAGGATCCTACACAAGACAGCGACGAACATTATACTGTTACTAAAAATCCCAAGATACAGGAATTGTGTAAAGCCTTTGCTGACACATTCCTAGAGCCTGATCAATTGGATGAATTAAACTTTTTAGGTAGTCCATGTACCAAGGACTGTTCTGGACATCGTGCAGGCTATGCGTGGAGCAAGCAAAAACAGCGTGTGCCCAACAGTCACAGTCCCAGTTTCAACAACGGTGCAGCATTGCAGGCAGCAGGAAAATAGAATACCCTTAGGACCGTCACAGTTTACTGTGCCTAAGGCGTCTGGTGGGGTACCGACCAAAGGTAAAACGATTCGCTACCTTTTACTTTAAACTGGTACCACTTTTATATCGAGAGTAACTATTAAAATAATATCTATTAATAAATTTCCTCAAAAAAATCTTGCAGGCAAAATTTGCTTGAGTCCGTATGTTTCTATAGAAATTGATTTGGCCGGGAATATAAGACTTTGCGGATGTGCTTCATGGATGCCCAAACAAGTCGGCAATATATTTGAGAACACGTTGGAATCAATATTATCCAATAAAGAAAGCCAGGATATCAGACAAAGTATTTCATCTGGCACATATAGTTACTGCAATGAAAAAACTTGCGGCATAATAAATCAAGATCAGTTGCTATCAATAGAAAATGTACCCGACGAGGTAAAATCTTTATTAGAAGATTCAAGCAAATATATAATACCTCATGAAATAATAATATCAGGCGACATTGTGTGCAATCTATCATGCCCCAGCTGTCGCACAAAAATAATTAAGCCCAGTGCGGATAAAAAATTAGAATACATAGAACTTGGTAAACAACTTAAACAAAATCTATTTTCAAAACCAACTGATAAAACAATTAGGGTATTAATTAGCACCAGCGGAGAAGTGTTTTCTAGTCCAATGTTGTTGAGTTTTTTAAACAGCATACCATCCGACGACTTTCCTAACCTTAGGTTGTTACTGCAAACCAACGGATTACTGGCTGAAAAAAATTGGCAACGCCTGGGAGATATGCAACATCATGTTGATACAGTCACAGTAACCGTAGATGCTGCCCGCAAAGATACATATGAAAAGTTGCGACGCGGTGGAAAGTGGGAAGATATTTGCAAATCCTTACAGTGGTTGTCTAATAAAAAGAAACAATCCGATATTAAATTAAATTTGCGTATGGTAGTGCAGCTAGATAACTATCAAGAAATAGTTGAATTTTATGATATGGCCAAAGCTGTCCAGGCTGATAGAATTGAATATGTACGTATCACTAACTGGAATACCTATAGCAAAGAAGAGTTTATGAATATTGATATCTTTAATCGGCAGCATCAAGAATACAGTAAAGCGCAGAATCTAATAGATTCCATCAAGCAAGATTCTGCTGTGTGGCTTGCTGGAGGTATATTTTAAAAATGTCAACAGCTAGTTTTGAATTTTTTTCGCACAGCAATCAGCCTATTACTACAATAATTATAGATCTATTAGATACCCCTGCCAGTAGAGCTTGGCAATTTGCAGTTGGACTTAATAGCAAACACAGAAACGTATTTACAAGAACTGCTGCATACTACTCTCCTGTGGCAAATTCTGAAATTATTAGTAAGAATACGGAACAGCTATTTGCATGCTTAGAAAAAATTAGCTCAACTGAATTTGCCTATACCAGTAAAATTCCCGAACAACTTGATCAGCAGTTCTTTAATCAGCTACACCGGCATTTTACTGATAGTTGTAGTAAAATATGGTGTAACACCTTTAAGGATGATGAACTTCGCCAAGAAATCAATCCATGGCTACAACAACTTAATACTTCAATACACTTTTTAGAACAGTATGTACCAACTCCGCAGAAAATACAATGGCATAATGTAGGGAAAGAATTATTTGTCTGCGCCAACGGATCCGAAATCAGTTATGATATTATGCCTTTTTGTCATTGTCATACGTACCATCATGCAGATTTAATATTAGATCCTCATATACTAGGCAAGACCTTAATTGAAAGTTTTATGTGCGATGATAATCCTGCAAGTTGGGATACTAGCGGTCATGTTAGAACCAGCGGAGGCGCTTGTTTCATATTAGACGATCATAGACAGAGAATTTATCAAAGCCCAGAGTTTTATGCCTGGCTCAACAAGCACGGAATACACCCTGATCAAGCAAACGCAGATGTACCCTTGGGAAATTTTAAATCTGGGCATCAACAACAGTTATTGGATTTTATAAAGTCACCAGAATCAATCAAATGCTATAGTTTGATTAGTCTGAGCATATAATTATTGACAAGTAGTTTACAAACCTATACAATGTATATTCACTCAAGGAGATATCATGGATTCACGTGTTTTTAGTTCAGAACAAAAAGCCAAACTTACACAGATCATCAACGAAGGCATGCAAGTAATGCACGAAGTTGAAACTCTTAATTCAGGTCTTAGCGACACAGTCAAAGCTGTTGCTGAAGAAATGGATATCAAGCCAAACATCTTAAAGAAAGCCATCCGTTTAGCACACAAAGCTGAATTTGGTAAAGAGCAATCTGATCACGAATTATTAGAAACTATTCTTACCACCGTGGGCAAGACTCTGTGAGTCAAGCAATCATTTCTTGGTTAGTTGGCACACGCAATTGGATGCGGCGTGACTTCCAAGAATGGCCATTGCGTTTCTGTTTGGAAATACTGGCCTGGATTTGCAGCATTGGATGTGCATTGGGCATGACCATATACTTGCCTAATCCGCCGTTGCTTCCGTTATATGCTGTCTGGGTAGTGAGCACGATAATTTACACCTGGGCTGCTTGGACTCGCGGTAGCTTTGGTATGTTAGCTAACTACTTCTTATTATTTTGTATCGACACAGTTGGGTTAACTAAACTTATTTTTGAGGCACTTAAATGACTTATTCGGTATATCAACACTGGGATCCGTTGCAAGTTAGTCTAGTGGGTCGTACATATCCACCGGAGTTTTACTCCTGGATAAAAGATAGCACCACGCGGTCGCGATTTGAACAGCTGGCACAAGAAACAGAAGAAGACTATCAAGGTCTTATTTCTTTACTGTCAGATAAATTTGGTGTACGTGTGATGCGGCCTGAATTCCCAGATGATTTAGATTCTTTATATATAGAAAACAAGTGGGTACAACCACCTACTGCTCCGCGTGATTATTTTCTAATGATTCATGATAAGTTTTGGATACCCACTATTCCAAACGCTAGTCATGCATGGTCAGTATTTTATAGACAAAATAAATTGGCATGGTGGCCGGACTTTGTTCGTCCGGATGACTTCTATGCTTCTTATCCTGAGTTTGCAGATGATATCAGAATCAAGTTTCACAAGTTCAATAACATTGATCAAGCACACTTGGATGCTAAACTAAACTTTTATAATCATGTGTATTCTGACATCAAGGCGTCAGGCACAGAAATCGTAGAAACTGATTTGGATTTTATTAACGGTTGCTTTGTGAGTCGGATTGGTCAAGACTTGTACTTTGCTACACAAACTTATCACGACGACAAGCAAGGGATACTAAATCAAGTTAATGAACTGTTTCCTACAACAACTAATCATGTTGTTAACTCAGGTGGTCACGGCGATGCAGTCTATTGCCCAGTTACCCCAGGGCTCATTATAAGTCTTAATGACGTTCCTACCTATGCTGATACATTTCCAAATTGGGAAGTAGTATACCTGCCTCCTAGTAATTATTCTCACATGCGAGAGTTTGAGCATAGTATGAAGCGCAACAAGGGTCGCTGGTTTATGCCAGGATTTGAACAAGACAACAACTTGGTTAACATGGTCGATCATTACTTTGACGAATGGGTCGGGCAAGTATCAGAAACTGTGTTTGATGTTAATATTCTTATTGTTGATCCAAAGAATATTGTAGTATCTACACACAATGACTTGGTTGAAGCTGCTTGTGCCAGACACGGAATTGAAGTACATGTTGTGCCATTTAGACACAAATATTTTTGGGATTGTGGCATACATTGCGTTACTAACGATTTACATCGTACAGGTACATTACAACAGATTCTTTAATGCTTAAATTACCATTTTTAGAAGTTATGGTTATACGAAGTTGCAATCTTGCCTGCGAAGGTTGCACCACGTTCAGCGACCTTCGGCATGCTGGATATCAGACATGGGAACAAGGTTTAGCAGATCTTTCCCCATGGACACAACGATTAGAATTAGAAGCTGTGGGTTTTATGGGAGGGGAACCTCTGATGAATCCCACTATTCGAGACTGGATAAAAGGTATTAGACAACTATTACCTACTGCACAAATACGATTTGTTACTAACGGACTGTTGTTACACAAACATTTAGATGTGATTGATTTACTGCATAGCGTCGGCAACTCAGTATTGAAAATAAGCCAGCATGTTGATGACACAGCACTTGTTAATACAATTCAATTTATACATGATAAATTTGATTGGGAACCAGTTTATGAATTTGGTAACCATCGATGGAAAACTTCTAACGAATTTCGATTTCAAATCAACACGCCCACTAGATTTTTAAAAACGTTTCAGGGACGTTATGATAATATGAGACCTCACAATAACGATCCTGCGGCAGCATTTAATGTATGTGTGCAGCAACGTTGTCCTATGTTATATCGTGGAAATATATTCAAGTGCGGCACAGTAGCTTTAACACCAGATTTGTTATCTCAATTTGTATATCCAAATTTTAAAGAGTGGGAGCCGCATTTAGACAAAGGACTAGGACCCGATTGCAGTGAGAATGACCTGTTGGCATTTATAAGCAATTTTGGAAAGCCGCATAAATTATGTACACAATGCCCGACTGATAAGGATATTGCCAGTTTTGTTGACCATCGTAAGACAGTTGTGTTTAAATAACAGTAGTGAGGATCGCCCACTCTACGGGCAAGTACACGGCAAGTGGGCCATAAGCCACATAGGAGAAGTAATTTGAGTTATGTAGACGCATTGTTCGATCGCGACAAAGATCGAATCCACGTAGTAGAGCGCATTAACGGCGTTCGTAAATATCAAGAGTATCCAGCAAATTATATCTTCTATTACGAAGATCCCCGGGGCAAGTTCCGTAGTATATTTGATACACCAGTGGGACGATTTAGTTGCCGCAACAACAAAGAGTTCCGAAAAGAACTTAGAATGTATGCAGGAAAGACCACATTCGAAGCTGATATCAATCCGGTATTCCGGTGCCTAGCAGAAAACTTTCTTGGTGCAGAAGGCCCTAAGCTGCACACAGCTTTCTTCGACATTGAAACTGACTTTGACCAAGAGCGCGGTTTCTCCAGTACAGAAGAAGCATTCAATCCTATTACTGCAATCACTGTCTACCTAGACTGGTTGGACCAATTGATCACCTTGGCTATTCCGCCCAACAGCATTAGCATGGAAACTGCCCAAGAGATTGCCGCTGAGTTTGACAACACATTTGTATTTGATCGAGAAGCAGATCTCCTGGATACTTTCTTGAATCTAATTGATGATGCAGATGTACTGAGTGGTTGGAACAGTGAAGGCTATGATATTCCTTATACGGTTAACCGGGTGACACGCATACTAAGCAAGGACGACACACGCCGCTTTTGTTTATGGGGTCAGCTGCCCAAGCCGCGTACCTTTGAACGCTACGGTAAAGAAAGTCTGACCTTTGACATATCAGGTCGAGTGCATCTGGACTACATGCAACTGTATCGCAAGTACACATACGAAGAACGACACAGCTACAGCTTGGATGCCATCGGCGAGTACGAAGAACTGGGCAGCAAGACAGTGTTTGAAGGCACCTTGGATCAACTGTACAACCAAAACTTCAAGCTGTTTATTGAGTACAACAGACAAGACGTTATCCTGTTGAACAAGATTGATAAGAAACTAAAGTTCTTGGATCTGGCCAACACAATTGCACATGAAAACACAGTACTGCTGCCAACTGTTATGGGTGCGGTTGCTGTAACTGAGCAGGCCATTATCAATGAAGCACATGCTCGTGGTATGGTTGTTCCAAATCGTCGAGCATTTGGCAACAGTGAAAACACACAAGCAGCCGGTGCGTATGTTGCATATCCCAAGAAAGGTCTTCATCAAGACATTGGTTCAATTGACATCAACAGTCTGTATCCGTCGGCTATTCGTGCCCTTAACATGGGGCCAGAGACCATTGTTGGTCAACTGCGACTCACAGCAACTGATGCGTATATTGCAGAACGCATGGCCGGTGGCTTGAGCTTTGCACTAGCGTGGGAAGGCTTGTTTGCCACACTGGAGTATACAGCAGTTATGGAACAGAATAGAGGCTTTGAGATCACTATTGACTGGCAAAACGGAGAGACGTCTGTGATGTCAGCAGCTGAGATCTGGCCCATCATATTCAACAGCAACAAGCCGTGGATCATGAGTGCCAATGGCACTATCTTCACATACGAGAAACAAGGTATCATTCCTGGATTACTTGCACGTTGGTACAAAGAACGACAAGAAATGCAGGCCACATTAGCAACAGTAAAAGAAGCAGGTGATTATGAGCAAGAGGAATACTGGGACAAGCGGCAATTGGTCAAGAAGATTAACCTCAACAGTCTGTATGGTGCTATTCTTAACCCTGGTTGTCGTTTCTTTGACAAGCGCATTGGACAATCTACTACCCTTACCGGGCGGACCATTGCTCGACACATGGATGCGTATGTTAACGAATGTATTACCGGTCGATACGATCATGTAGGCGAAGCTATCATTTACGGTGACACAGATTCTTGTTATTTTAGTGCTTATCCTATATTGAAGAAAGAGATTGATGCTGGTCGAATGACCTGGGACAAGGATACTATTATTGCCCTGTACGACAGCATTGCTGAACAAGTCAATATCAGCTTTCCGGGCTTTATGGAACAGTCATTTCATTGTCCACGTGAGATGGGTGCAATCATTCGAGGTGGTCGAGAAATTGTGGCCAGTAAAGGTCTGTTTATTACCAAGAAACGTTATGCTGTGCTGTTCTACGACAAGGATGGCAAACGATACGATGTGGCAGGCAAGCCCGGCAAGGTCAAGGTATTGGGCCTGGATCTCAAGCGCACTGATACTCCCAAGGTCATTCAAGAGTTTCTAAGCGACATTCTCAATCATGTACTCAACGGTGCCACCAAGGATCCTGTTGTAGAGAAGATCCGTGACTTCAAATACCTGTTCAAAGAGCGTCCAGGTTGGGAAAAAGGTAGTCCTAAACGTGTCAACAACTTGACCATGTATGGCAAAAAAGAAGATAAAGAAGGGCGAGCCAACATGCCCGGGCATGTTCGTGCAGCTATCAATTGGAACAATATGCGGCGTATGAATGGGGACAATTATAGTCTAGCCGTCACAGATGGTATGAAAACTATTGTGTGTAAGCTGCGCCAAAATCCCCTGGGATGGACCAGCATTGGATATCCCACTGACGAAAAGCATCTACCCAAGTGGTTTACAGAACTGCCGTTTGATGATGCTGCAATGGAAGCCACAGTTATCGATGGTAAGGTTGACAATCTCCTAGGTGTCTTGGATTGGGATCTGGCATCAGCAACCAACACTAACAATACCTTTGAAAGTTTATTTGAGTTCTAAATGAAACTAAGCGATATAATTGCATACAAAAATTTGTTAGACGACCACACTCCTGTAAACGGTGTTCTGACAATAAACCATTGGCTATCGCCGGTTTTAGATTTAGTAACGGCAAACAAGATACAATTATTAAATCTGACTGACCAAATAAATCAGAATTACAAGGATATCCTGTCCGGCGTCGATAACTACGAACAAACTATTGATAGGATAAAAGAAGAACTTGATCTATTGATAGAGCAAGTGGAACCAGCTTACTTTGAAGAAAGTTTGAGATTATATTCTCAGGAAATAATTAAAGATTCTCCTGAGAATGTCTTGGCACGTCGATTAACGTTAAACGATGATGCTGAAAAATTTGTTACCGGGCGTATTATTTCTTACGGAAATTGGCTGTATTCTGGCATGATTATAAATCCTGGCCGTGATGATTGGATCAACCACCTGGTCAGTTGCGATCCGTTGTATTTGGTAGCATCTTGTCAAGAACTGTTGGATCCTGCTGTGTTAAGATTCAATGATCAATATCAACGTCGACTTCGAACTTACATAATTAACGAGCAGATAAATGATCCTATACTAACGAATCTACCTGACAATCAGTTTTCATTTTGTCTGGTTTATAATTTTTTTAATTACAAACCAAAAGAGCTTGTCAATCAATACTTAACTGAAATTTTTGATAAACTAAAACCCGGTGGTGTAGTAGCATTCACATTTAATAACTGCGACCGAGCTGGCGCCACTAAGTTAGTTGAAAGAAACTTTATGTGTTATACCCCAGGACGACATATACTTGCATACGCATCAGATCTGGGATTTCAAATAAAAAAGCAATACAACATAGACGACAGTAATACCTGGGTTGAGCTCTGTAAACCCGGGGTGCTGACTTCTTTAAAAGGTGGCCAGTCATTAGCCAGAATACTTTACAAAGATGACAGTTACAAGTATACTAGTGAAGAGCAAAGAAATATAAGGCACCAGGCAGCTGATCTAAATATCAATACACCAATTGAACTAAAACAAATGCCAATAGGGCAGATTGTAGACTTAATTAAACAAAGGAAAAATAAACTATGAGAGACCATTTACTAGACTTAGTAGAACACACACATGATCTTGGCTGCATTGACTTGGTTAAGATCACCGGCGACGATACCGAAACTGTTGTCGCCGGTGTAGCAGAAGATCGTTCGGTAGTTGTTGATGCTAAATTCCAAGTACCGATTGCTGACTTTGTTGGTACATTTGGCATGCCTAACTTAAACAAGCTCAAAGTTGTTTTGAACTTGCAAGAGTATAAAGAAAATGCACAAATTGGCATTGTCAGACAAGATCGCAATGGTGAACAACAACCAGTGGGCTTGCACTTTCAAAATGCCGCAGGCGACTTTAAAAACGACTATCGCTTTATGACAAGTGAAATTGTTGCAGAAAAACTTAAAACTCCCAAGTTTCGCGGTGTTACTTGGCATGTGGAGTTTGAGCCAACTGTGGCCAGTATCATGCGTTTGAAAATGCAGGCCAGTGCCAACGCAGAAGAACTCAATTTCAAAGTTAAAACAGACGGCACAGATTTAAAGTTTTACTTTGGTGATCACAGCACACATGCCGGAGAGTTTGTGTTCCAGGCAGGTGTATCTGGTTCTTTAAAACGTGCTTGGTCATATCCAGTTAAACAATTTATCAGTATCATGGATCTCACAGGCGACAAGATTGTTCGCATCAGTGATGACGGTGCTGCTCAAATTACAGTCAACTCGGGCATTGCAGAATACAACTATGTGTTGCCGGCACAGCAAAAATGATCAGTCATGTCTACGTTACCGGGCCCTGGTTAAAGGGCTCTGCTAGTATGGATCTTCCATACGTTCCTCTGCTGCCAGATAATCCCTTGCAAGGGATTATTCGAATTAACAGTTATGGGCAAATGGAATTAAACAACGGTGGATTGTGGAAGACCTTCTCGCAAAATACAGCTCATGTAGAAACCACCATGTCTGTCAATAACATTCTAGAGTGGGCAGAAAAAAAGATGTTGGAAGAACAAAAATATGCTAAGTTGGCCAGTCAAAACACAGCAGTAGCCGATGCATTGGAAGCAGTACATACAGCAGAAGAAAAGCTACGAGTAGTAGTAGCATTAACAAAAGAGACCGCATGACTGAACAACACAACTTTACAGCAAATCAAAAAGACTACGCTGTATTCTTGCCAGCAATTAGTAGCTTCTATGCTAACTACGTGGGTCGTCAACGTACTGAAAACTACATTGACGCTGCACGTATGCCAGCAGGAATACCTGACATGGAACAACTCAACTGGTTGAATCCGCAGAAAGGCCTGTTCCCTTATCAGTACAGTTTGTATTCAGCAGGACATGCTGACTTGGATCTAACCAAGTTTGTGGCCAAAGAAGACATGGTTCGCAATAGAGATCCTAACACCATCATGTTGGCTGACTCGGGTGGGTTCCAGATTGCCAAGGGTGTATGGCCAGGTCGTTGGGCTGATCCTACAGACAAGGCAGCAGAAAAGAAACGAGAAGCTGTGCTTAAATGGCAAATGGGTATTGCCACACACGGTATGACCATGGATATTCCAACTTGGACATATAGGGATCCTAAAGCAGCAGCCTTGTGCGGCATACACAGTTATGACGATGCAGTGAATGCAACCAAGTTCAATAACGAATACTGGATGGCCAATCGCTACGGCGAAACCAAGATCCTGAACGTGTTGCAGGGTGGTAATCACGACGAAGCAGAACTTTGGTACAACACAATGAAAGACTACTGCGATCCCGACAAATACACCAATCACTTCAATGGATGGGGCATGGGAGGACAAAACATGTGTGATGTTGAGTTAGTTCTCAAACGATTAGTACACCTGATACACGATCGTTTATTAGAGCCCGGTATACACGATTGGATGCACTTCTTGGGTACAAGTAAATTGGAATGGGCTGTGCTGCTTACAGTGATTCAACGTAGTGTTAGACAGTATCACAATCCTTCATTTACCATCAGCTTTGACTGTGCTAGTCCGTTCTTGGCTACAGCGAACGGACAACTGTATCACAACATCACTACTGAAAATCGTAAGAAGTGGAGTTACAACATGAGCCCCACTGCTGACGATAAAAAGTATGCCGCAGACTCAAGATCGTTTGGTGATGCTGTAAGACAAGATGGAATACATCCTGCTTTTGAAGATAGCCCTATCACAAGTCGTATGAAGATTTCGGATGTGTGTTATTACAAGCCCGGTGATCTCAACAAGATTGGCAAGGAAGGACGCACCAGCTGGGACAGTTTTAGTTATGCTTTGCTTATGGGTCATAATGTTTGGACACATATCGAAGCGGTACAACGTGCCAATCGTATGTTTGATACAGGTGTATGCCCAGATATGATGGTGCATCCTATTAACCCAGATTATGACGTGGCAAAGATTATTGATCGGATATTTGCTGCCAAGGATCGCCAGAAGAGCTTGCAAATTATTGCAGATCATGCTAAAGTATGGGAACGGGTTGTAGGAACTCGCGGCTTTACAGGTAAACGTGCGGTCAACGCTCACAGTCAATATAACACACTATTTGATACCGAAGAAGAGGACATCTCAGTTGATGATCTTGACATTGGACAATTAGACAAACTAGAAGAAAGTGT